GAGCGTATCTGTAGTTGGTGCAGTCAAACTGGTGCGCGAAACAAGCGTTGCGGTGCCAAGCTGATGCTCCCCCACCATAAGCTGTTGCATAAACGAAGTGCACATTGATTGTGTATTTGCCATTTGAGGCTCCTTTAAAAAATTAACCGAAAGATGCGGCTTCTATTTTTAGCCCCACCGATTTCTTTAATTGAACATGTGCCGAACGGTGCACAAGTTCTCCCTCTAACCAATACTCAACCCAAGTTGTGTACTCGTTGTCATTATCGACTGAACCTTCTTTTTTTTCAAGAAGAGCTTCATCCATTTCGCCTTTGGTGGTTGTGACCAATGCCATACTTTTTCCTTATGAAATCCGCACAATGGCGGCGGTTGCACTAGCAGTTGGAAACACGACTGTAAATGTCTGTCCAATTACTGTTTTATCGGCTCCAAAGTCCAGTACAGCTACCGCTTTATTGCTCTGCGTGCTGTTGTAAATCAGCGCTCCACGAGCAGTAAATGAAGCGTTTGTCCACGCGGAATCCGCAAAGCTAACAAACGCCGTTGGCACGTTCTGGCTGTTATTGCCCGAAGTTGGACTGGTGCTGATAACTAGTGTATTCCCCCCGGCAACGTATCCGGTACCAACAACTTCTGCCGTAGCGCTGTACACCGTGGTGTCTGGGCCATTGTTTGATAACGCCGTGTACAGCGCCAGCTTGAACGTGTTGGGCGTGGTTGGGCCAAAGTTGTGAACCGCCTGAAGAAGTTCTACCTTGAAGCTGGTGGTCGATGTCTGGGCAATAGTCATGTGACTTGAATCCTAGCCTGCCCGTTACGATACGCATCGCCACGCTCCAGCCCATCGCCAAGGCGTTTTGCTAGAGCCAGTGCCTCTTTGTACTTACCGTCATACAAAGCAAGCATGTCGGTCTCGCCTTTCATAAAGGTGTACGCCTCAACCAGTGAGCCGTACAAAAGTACCGTATCGAAATTGTCGCCCAGCCACGATGTATTTGCAGTCGTAATGGACTCTGGGTAGTAGTAAAAGTGAAGTTCAACAGTCAAATTGGCATTGGGTGTTGGGCCAAGAATAAACGTCAGTTCAGTCGTGATTGCGTTACCAACAATAGCGGGGCCAAATAACGCGTAGTATTGAGGAAGACCTGTTGCTGTTGGATTTGGGTACGCCTGCCGGATTAGGTTAACGTCTTTGTTAATGAGGTAGTAGTACGTCTCAGCCCCCGTGCCATACCCCGTTATGACCGCCAAAGAGTACACCGCTAGAAAGTCATTAGGGGCTTGGAGGTACTTGTTCCCAGACTGGATGTTTCCAATCATGTTCTTGCGGATAGAAGGAAACTGCACCGTGTTGTAGATGCGCTGCTCTGCCTGCTTGATGAACGTGTTGAGCTGCTCTTGGGTGGTCTGTGTCGAACCGTCAGCCAGCGTTATATCTGGAAAATTATTTTCCGTATACGATTCAATCGCGGCTACGAGTTCGGTGTAGTTCATGTTTACGCCATTGGCCCACGAGCGGTGATGCCTTTGATGGCCGCGCCATTACCACGGGTTACGGTGCCCGCAGTTTTAGTTGTTTCGCTACCCGCAGATTTGCTGATGTTGCCAACGCTGGGGTCAAGAGAAGCTAACTGGCCGCGATTAGGCAGCTTGCCGGGATTCTCTTCCACCGTCACAGGTTTGTTAGACATGGTGTGCGGTTTAGCGTACGCAGCCGCTGGAAGGTTGTTGACTTTAGTAGCCATGCTTAGCCTCGCTTTTGATTTGCAACTTTAGCCATGTTGCGGCCAAGGGCCAGCATCTCTTCATTGGTCTTGCCGCCCTTACCGCCCTTACCACCTTTTTCAGTAGCAAGTGCGGGGCCGCTGTCGCCAAAGTTTTTGCCTTTAGTCTTGCCTTTTGCGGCAATGCCATTGGCTGCGGATTTGAATGCCATGATCGACTCCTTACGTTGTTGTAACGCTGACTGTGCCAATTATCACACCTAACGCCAAGTTATTGGGCGTTAAAGCGTCATCAAAAAATCTGGAGCCACCCACAGGTGCCCAGCCCCACTGAATATTCCGACTGCCTTGTCCCTGATAGCCGTCTGCCAGCAAGCCTGACGAAACGTAACTGCGGTCAGGCCGTGGGTCACGAACCGCCTGCGGGTCTTCAACTGGGTACATACCCAATAACAACTGCGGCTGATCTGGGTTCCAACAGGACGCGCAGACCAGAATATCGCGTATCTTTGTCTTGACCGTTTCTTTGCGCAAGGCCGTCAGTTTAAATCTGAACCCACAACGATCACACTCCGCAATCGCGTTCTTGCCGGAAGAAAACCGATTGCCCACTTATGTACTACTTCCAATAAACATCTGGCGGGGGACGAACCGTACTGAGGCTTTCTCGCGGTCTTCGTCAGAAGCCAACTGCCACGCTTCGTCGTACTGCTGTTTGAGCACCATCAGACGTTCTAGCCCTCCGGGTAGCTTCATAGCCAAGTAGTACGCCAAACCTGCCACCATGCAAGGTATAAACCTAAATGGTACGGCCATTGTGTTCACACCTTCGCCCGCATCGTCAATACGCTTCATGCGCCAATACACGAATGTGTATGTCTGGCTGTTGTCTGGAACGGGCCACACATTAATCCGAGGGGCGGGTTGTAGGCGCTCAATCCACACTTGGATAGGACGAGCTTGGGTCAGCTTGTTAGGGATGGTGGCGTAGGTAGAAACACTGATGCGGGTAATAGTCAAATCAGCCTGTGTTGCAGCATTTCCTGCCCCAGTACGGATGACGTGCTCAAGAAGGTCTACGGTGTCTGCTGGCAGTGTGTAGGTAGCTGTGCCGGGAACCAGCGTAATTGACCCCTGCTCAAACGTAAACATGTTTACGCCTCGATTGGCCCAGTCAGCAAACAGAAGGTTTAGTGACCTACGCGCAGTCTTCAAGTCATAGCCCGAACGCAGCTCCGCTCCGCAGCGCTCAAACGCCTCCTCGACCAGTTCTACCAAGTCAAGATTAAAAGTCGTTGTGCCGGAAGTTGCCATTATCTAAAGCCTGCTGTTTTCTTTGCAATCGTTTTAGGTTGGGCTACGAATTGCTTCCCGGCGGCTTTTCCGGCTCGTTTGGCTTTGGTCGTCGCAGCGTACTCAGCAGGGCTAAGACTTTTGATAGCAGCTTTTGGTAGGTATCTTTCACCAGTGTCAGAAGATTTTTTACCACTTTTGGTTCTCCAATCCTGTTTGCCCCAGTCTTTGAGGGACTGCTGCGGTTTAGCTAACCCACCACCTGCCATCTTCTTACTCGCGCAATGAGCCTTCTCCGAGAAACCTTTCGGGGCATCGCAGTTTATAGACTTCTTGCGCTTGTCAGACCACTTAGTCACGGTAGCCACCGCCTGCGGCTTTATACCGTTTAGCCATCACTTGCGCTTTTCTGGCGCTCCACTGTCCTGCACCCGTACCAACGATTGCCGCAGCTTTGACGCTGTTGAAGATACGCTTGCGTAGGTCTGGCTTGGTGTAGTTGCCCGCTTCGTTCACCTTTGATTTAACCTTACCGCCGTCCTTGAACTGCGTAAAGTCGGTGTCGTCCTTGCGGGCTTTTTTCTTGCCGCCGGGCATCTTACTGGAGGAGATTGCCCCCATGCCTCGGCTTGCCATCATACCATCCGACCTTTTGTGTGGCCTTTGGAAATGCAGCCGTCAGCACGGGTAACGCCGCCTTTAGCCAGCTTCAAAGACGTGCCCTTGCCGCCCTTGTGCTCTTGCGCGTCATGCTGTTTGAAGGCTTTGATAATCATGGCCTTGTCTTGCGACTTGTCCATTTTCGTGGATTCCATGTCTTTAGCCATTATGCTTTCCCGCCACTCTTCATTGTGACCATCTTGCCCTTGGTTTTACCCTTGGTCTCGATGCCGCCGCCTTTGGCGTATGACATGCCGCCCATATTCATCTTCTTGGCTTTAGCCATGCCGCCATGCTTCATCTTGCCTTCACCATCTGCGGCAAAAGACGGTACTTTTTTACCATCTTTCATAACCATAGGCATACCACCAGAAGCCATCTTCATAGCGGAGTTCTTCATCATCTTGCCGTCAGGCATCTTGTGCATACCGTCTTTTTTCTTGGCCATCATAGCCATAAAACCGGGGTTCATTTTGGAAGCCATAGTGTCACCTTTTAAAAAATTACTTGTGAGGAAACCAACTTGGAAGACTCGTTAAAAACGAACCTATCGCACCACCAGCGCCGCCTACCAGCAGCAGCATTTTCCAACCGCCTTTGGCTTCGGAAAGTGTTTTTTCAATGTCACCAAGCGTTTTTTGCATAGCCGCGCAACTAGCAACCAGCTTGTCCATATCGTTTTGCAGATGGGCAATATCCGAAGCATGTGTAGCCAATTCACGGGCGGTCATAATATCTTTTTCGTCCATGTCAACATTTCCATCTTGCTAAGGCTGCTGCTTTACGGGTGGGTTTACCCTTATCGTCTTTCATTGGCCCCGGCATACCCGACATACGGGCGCAGAACGAGTCCTTGCGCTTGCCGCCTTGGGGCTGGGGGGCCTTCAGATTACTACCTGTTGCCGCGTTGTACTTAGCTCTTCCCTTGGCAGTCAGCCCTGCACCTTTGGATACTGGCAATTTCTCGCCTCTTCCAACTGAGAGGACTGGGCCTTTTTTCTTAGCCATAGAACACCATGACTGAGCCGATGGAAGTTACGTCTGCGTAAATGTTTGTAGAAAACAAAAGCCCCTCGCCGGGAATCAGGGTGTATGTTGGCTGTGTAGCAGAAGCAACCGTATTAATAGTCAAACGGGTTGTCCCACTTACGCCACCATCTTTAAACACAATGCTGCCCGCCGTTGCCGATGGGACAATATAGATAGCTTTCACCCTTGCTCGGCCTATGGTGGCGCTTGCTTGGTTTGTAAATTGTCCGTCAGCAGTTAGTACTTGACTGGCTAGAACGTCAGTTTGCATCGCCATAATCAATCTCCTTTAAAAACGGGGCCGAAGCCCCTTGAGTTGATTAGGAGTTTGCAAATGGTGTAGCCACAGTACCTGTGCCCAACACCGTGCCTTCAACCATGTATTTATTGGCTGCGATTGCAAA